CATGTATTATATTTGAATAAAAAATTTTTTTATCTACATTTGTTTTAACAAATAATGAACTATTCTGTGAATTATACAAACTTGATTCACAAATATATGAAATATAACTCATCAACAAATACGTGTAAATGTCCGAATTGACTACTCCTCTTGATTTAACTAATTCTCTTTTAATGTTAACCTTCAATCTCTGTTCAGTAGTTTTCAAACATTTATCAATTAATTTTTTTTTATTACTCAATATTCCAAATATTTTCTTTGTATTTCTAAATGAATTCTTAATTCTTTTCCACTCTTCTACCTTTTTGATATCACCTCCACTACTACCATCAGTTGCCCACTTTGTTACATCATTAACATATTCATCAAATTTAATTAATTTTTTTTCCCCAATATTATTTACTTGTTTGTAAAATTCATCTAATTTTTTATCAAATATTTCGTAAAAATGATCTTTTAATCCATCTTCTAATTTTATATCCTTTTCTTTTAATAACCAGTCTTCCAACCCTTGATTCAATTGATCAATATCTCCGCTCGCATAATCTCCTAACATTTCTAAATTAATAAAGTCTAAATACCCGTCTTCTCCAATTAGATTATAGTACTTATTTCCATTTCCAAATACCTTAAAATACCTTCCAACTTCTCCTAACTTTATCTTTACCTTTAATTCTGTTTCTTCATCATATACGATTCTTTCTCCCAAATTCATTCTCCCAAATGCCATTTCAACAATCATATTTAATATCATGACCCTTTTCCCCTTATCAATTTTATCCTTTTCTTTCATTATATCATTCAAGAATGACAATTTTCTACCCCATCTGGAGCCAATTTTAAATGTATCAATGTCATTATATTTATTATACCTCATTCTTGATTCTTCATTTGACGACATGTTCCTCTGATAAACGATAATATCATTATATAATGAATAGCTTCTATCCATATCAAATGCGATTTCCGTTTTATCAGTTTTGTCGCTCAGATCAGAGTAAAGTTTATACAGACTACTCTGTCTGTTTTTAACAGTTTTGTGGTTTAAATAAAACCCAATGATGATTCTTTAATCATCATATCATTATTTTCTTCTTTAACGATATCTTTATATATGTTCACTTTTGAGATTAC